TTAACCTTGTTGTTCTTGTCTTGAAGTTTCATACCTGCTGAGTCTGGTACATCTTGTGATTCAACAGCTTCACCAAATGGATCTTCATTATCATCTTCATCATCACCGAATTCATCATCACCACCATCTTCGTCTCCGAATTCATCATCACCTTCTTCGTCACCGTCGATCTGTGCTAAGATTTCTCGTAAGCATTCAACAGCTTGACTTGAAATAGTGATTGTTACATCTTCACCATCACCATCGCCACCTTCATCGTCAATACCAAGAGCATCGAGCTCCATATCAACTTCTGGTTCATTACCGATTGAAAAATCATCACCGTCGCCAGTAACCATTTCGAAGAGTTTATCAAATTGTGTTTTCTTTGCCATACAATTATTTATCATATCACTATCTACTTTTTCAACACTTTCGTCATATTTTTCTGAAGAAAACTTATCAGAGTCATAAAGTTCGTCTTCTTCCTTAGCGTTTTTAGGGTCAATAGGCTTCTTAAGACTATCCTCCTGTGCATTAGGTCCAGTTGTATCTTGCTTATATATACCTTTGTTTTTATCGCTGTTTAGATTATTTGGTCCCTTACCAGGTTTTGTACCATGTTTTGTTTCCTTTTGTGGTACAAACTTTTCTGAAATAACACCATTTTGGTATCTGTCCCATATATCAACTAGTGAATTTGTATTGCTCATGTAAATATTTATACGCCTATGTCGCAAAATACACAGTCATACAAAAATAATCCTAATTTGCCTACCGCGAGAGCTGAACACGATTATACACCAGAGATGATGCGTGATCTGATTAAAGCAAAAAATGATATTCATTTTTTCTCAAAGTTTTTTACTATTATTAATGTTGACGAAGGTAGAAAACCTATCACGCTTCATAAATTTCAGGACCGGGTTCTTAGGAAGATGGTCAAAAATCGTTTCTTTATATTATTAGCATCTAGACAGATTGGTAAAACAACACTCTTTACAATATACGCTTTATGGGTGGCTTGCTTTCAAAAAGACCAACGTATTCTTATTGTAGCAAATAAAGAGGATACAGCTATTGAAATTCTCGGTCGTGTTAGACTTGCATACGAAGAATTGCCAAACTGGTTAAAGCCTGGTGTTGTTGCTTATGGTAAGACATCAGTTGAATTGAGTAATGGTAGTCAGATTAATATTTCGACAACAACAGGTACTGCAGCTCGTGGTCAAGCAGTTGGTACTCTTATTATTGACGAAATGGCTTTCGTTGAACCACATATTATGAAGCCGTTCTGGTCATCTGTATACCCTGTTATTTCATCTTCTAAGAAATCTAAGATTTTTATAGCATCTACTGCAAATGGTACTGACAACTTATTTTACAAGCTTTTCACTGGTGCAGAAAACAACACAAATGGTTGGGCATGTGATAAGGTGCTTTGGAATGAAGTACCTGGTAGAGATGATGCATGGGTAAAGCTTACAAAAGCTAGTATGGATAGTGAAGAAGCGTTTGATCAAGAATTTGGTTGTTGCGCTGGAAACACTCTTGTTCGATTAAGTAATAAAAATGAACAATATACCCAAACAATCGAAGAACTTTACGAAAGACTACAGTGCGAAAGCAAATGAAAACCAGAGTGAAATAACAACAAATTGGTATACAACACAAAAAAACCGATTAGAACAAGCACAATTATATAGTAAGCAAAAAACTATTAGTATGCTATCAGAAGATGATAATTGGAAAAAATATCTCGGTAAATCTGGTAATAGAAAAATGCAAAAGGATGATATTTCATTATTCAAAAGCGTGCAACATTACGGTATAGAATATCATGATAAACTCAAAACGAAGAGTTTTTCTGCGCATTTGTTTATATTAGGTTTTTGTGGTGGTGATATACCGAGAAAATACTATTGTAAATGCGGTTCGAAAATTACATGGGACGCTGCTACACAGCAATTTAAAGAAAAAGCATACTGCGGTAAGTGCAGAATAATGCCAAACAAACGAGAACATTTCATGTATACATACGGGAACGATTGGAGGAAACATTATCTTGAATATCATCGTCGCATGGAATTCACAATATAAACAAAATGGTAAAAAATGTCAAAATATAAAACGACAGAGAGGTATAACATCATTCATCAATAAAGGATACAGAGAATCTGATATATTAGATTATTATGAACAACATCAAAATATTAAAATAGATAGAAATTTTAGAGTACTCTCTTATTTTCCAGACGGTTATTGTCATAAAACGAACACTGTTTTTGAGGTGTATGAGCCATATCATCTTACACCAGGTCAAATGAAAAAGGACCATATGAGACAACAGGATATACAGGAAGAACTGAACTGTAATTTCGTTATCATATATGATGATCGTATTACTCCTATTAACGACCTAAATATTACTAAAGATGGAATTCATTAAAAATATTAACAATACGAAAGTATTGACTGAAGAAGGATATAAAACATTCTATGGTATATCTAAGCAAACAAAACCATGTATATCAATTAACTGTGGTGTATATAGTCTAACTGCATCGTATGACCATATGTTGAAAACGGAATACGGTTTTGAACGAGTTAACGATATACTACTAGGTACAGGTGTGGAAACCTTAAGTGGTTTACAGAAAGTTATTTCGAAACACCCATGTGGTGATCGTGTTGTTTACGATATCGTAAATGTTGATGGTACTAAAGCATATTATACAAATGATATGTATAGCCATAATTGTGTGTGGATTGATTCATCAGATCAGACTATTAATGAGGAAATGTTCGAGTTTTTGAAATCGAACACATATGAACCAAAATATGTTTATGATAACGGCCATTATAAGATATGGGAAGAACCAAGTGATGAGAAAATCTATGTTGCAAGTGTTGATACAAGTGAAGGTATAGGGCGTGATGCTAGTGTGGTGCAAATTTTTGATTATACAGATCTTACAGAAATTAAACAGGTTGCTTGTTATCATAACAATGAAATAGCACCGTATAATTTTGTTGAAAAAGTACATGAGATATTACAAAACTGGGGAATGCCTTTAGTCTGTGTCGAACGTAATAATAGTGGTGCACAGGTCGTTGATGGTCTTAAAAATGTTCACAACTATGAAAAAATAGTATCGTGGGGCGCCAGTAAAGCAAAACGTAAATCAATACAAAATGGTATAATTAGTCATACTAACACAAAACATATTGGTGTAACAAACATGAGACATTGGGTCACTAATGTACGTGCTGTAAGTATCCGTGACATTCATTTAATCAATGAACTTAAAACATTCACAAAGGGTAAGAACGGGAAATGGCAAGCTAAATCAGGATTTTACGATGACCGTGTTGCTGGATTGATGTGGAATTTAATCATTCTTATAGATGATGTGATTGAACAATATTTTACAGTGGTTGAGAGAGACGAGGCAAACAAACCACTTCTACTTGAAGAGCATGATTATGGTATCAAAGAGTTTATGAGACCAGGTGGTTATATGAGTAATGAAAATGAAGAACATTATGATGTGATGCCAGCTCTTATAAATAATGGTATGTCGCAAGATGATGATATGGCAATGTTAGAACAACAAGGGTGGACACAATGGGGGAGATAATTCAATCAACGCTTAACCAAGCACGTACAGACAAGTTTAGACTTGTTATCGATATACCAGATGCTTTAAGAGATATCAATACTAAAAATTTTGGTACGAGTGATAAAGGTGAAATTATAACTGATTCGCTACAGCTATCAATTAAGGGTACGATAGTGCCAAGTACAAAAGTAAATTCTGAAACTTTAAAATATGCTGGTCAGAGTATGAAGGTATCATTACATACAAGAGAGCCGTACGAAAATGTGACTGTACAATTTCCTGTTGATAATAGATATTATAATTATTGGTTGTTACAAAGATGGCTATCATTGTTGAATGATATGAAAGATTCTGTATATGATGCTGATAATGTTGCAAACGTACAAAAACCGACGGTTGGTAAAATTAAACGATCTGCAACACCACCGCAACAATACCAGACGACATTTACAGTTTATGGTATTGATGAATATAATAAGAATGTTGTAAAATTTATTTACAAAGATGCATTCCCTGTATCTGTTGGTGCAATTGAATACACATATGATAACGACGACTCTGCGGAATTGTATTCATCTTTTGAGTTTGCATTTTCGCAGCTATATATTGAACTAATTTAAGGATACAACAAAAACGTAGTACCGACAGGGTATTTATGTTTCGTTGATGGTAATCTACGCTTAACAGTATGTCGTTTATCTTTTTTAATTTTATCGAGTGTGGTAGCTTCAAACAATGTACGTTTGAAAAAATCTCGTTCGGACTCGAATGTTTCATATACACTATTCTGACCAGGTATTGATATCATGATCTTAAATGGTTTAGGAGGATTTGCATATTTTTTGTAACCATAAATTTCTTCTAATGTTTTACCTTTACGAGGATCAACACCGTCATGTGTTATGCCTTTTTTGATACCATGCCCATGTTTGATATAATAATCTTGCAATGTTTTAGATAAACGGTTCCTTACAACAGTAGCTTCATCACCATAAATTTGTTCTAATGTTTTACCCTTTCTTGGATCGATGTAATCATCACCGTAAAATTGTTTATGTGTTAAACCTTTTCTTGATGATGGTCCTGATCCACCACTTGCTGTTTTTTTATGATTATAGAAAGCATAATTTGCATCGACATTATAAAATTTAAGCCATTTTTCTTCAACCTTATGAAGCTCATGACGGTCATTACAACATACATATTCTATAACTCTTACAGTGAATGTATCTGGTCTCTTTCTAATAGCATGTTTTAATCTTGTATTGCTAGCTTTATAACTATCATAAAAGCTGCCTTTATGAGAACCTATATAGAACATTTGTCGTTTAATATCCGTCCACATATAAATATACCCATAATATGGTATGTCGTTAATTTCGTTACCTGGTGTCATAAAATTATTTAAGCATGTACTAATAAAATATCCCGCAATATATAAATAATAGTATATGAGCAGACAAATACAGAGCCCCGGAGTCGAGGTGAGAGAGATTGATTTATCCCTTAGAGCAAATCTACCAACAGGCACCAACGTTTTAATCCCAGGTTTCGCATCTAAAGGGCCAACTGATGAGGTTATACAAGTTACAAGCCAGAGTGAATTTGAACAAATTTACGGTAGACCATCTACACCAGCTGAAAGATATTTTTATCACTCAGTTCGACCACTTTTCAACTCACCAGCAAATATTTTAACATATCGCTTACCATACGGTGAAGATACAGGAGCTGGTTTTGGTAGCAATTATGGTGCTCTTGCATATCCATGTAGTGCGGTTAGTACACTATCAAGTAACTTCGGTACAGCACTTACTGAGTATGATGAACAATCAACAGATGTGACATACATTCTTGGTGAACCAACACACGTTGAACTTACACGTGATGAATATTATGGTATTCTTGGTAAAAATCCTCAATACTTCCAGTGGGGAAATACACCGAAAACATCATTCAATAGCGTTCAAGACTTAAGCGGTGCAGCAATGATTGTACTTAACAAAGGGCAGACTACAATTGATCAGAAGTTTCAAGGTTTTTATATTGGTGCTATTGATAACACAAATCTAAACCCTGCGACAGATTTCGATGGTATTCTCAGTGTTAAGACTGTTACACAATCAGCAGGCTTTACAACAGCATACACATCACTTCCAAGTTCAAGACTTGACTTCGCACTATCAGCAATCTCTGATAATACTGCAACAACAGTTAATACATTTGATTCAAGTGATGATAGCATATCTGAAGTTATGGAGAATGTGAGCCTGTTTGATATTTCATCGAATCAGTTTGATGATACAGTAACGCTCGGTGTTGTTAAATTAAGCCAATCACCATTCACCTCTGATACAATTAAGCTTGCATACAATATTTCAGAAACATATGTTGGTTCATTTGATACACATAGACAAATCAACAACCAAAATGGTGGTCCAGCAATCAGCTATTCAATTGAAACACGAGAAAATGCATCACCGAATGTTGTTGTGATGACAAATGAATATGTTAATAGCAAAAATGGTAGCACATGGTTAGATATTAATGGAGTGCCAACGAAGAAGGTGCGTTTCACATCATCTCGTTTCGCTAATGTATCTGCAGCTAATACAAATATCGTATCATTGAGCAGTTCATTAGGTGCAACAACATCAGCTCAAGCTGAGACAATCAAGGATGTTTATATTGAAGCAACAGCAACATTAGGTGCAGCAGATAATCTCTATGCTCTCGGTGCATATGCTGAAGCAAATCCTAAGACAAAGAAACTCGGTTCTATTCCACGCAAGCTTGATAGATTATTCGATAGTGTTGAAAACATTGATATGTTTGATATCGATCTCACTGTTGATGGTGGTCTTACCACTATTAACGCGACAGCAGAATATACAGAGCGTACAACAGGTACGAAATATTTCGACGATACAATGGCAGTTGGTGCTATTGATGGGTTCTACAAATCTAATATTCTTGAGATTTCAAACGAAGCTAAAGCCTTCAGAGCAGATTACAATACGATCTTTCAACGCTTCTCAGATTTTGCTGAAAAACGTCGTAAAGATCATATGTTCATTGGTGATCTTCCAAGACAGTTCTTCGTTCAAGGAAGCAATTTCTTGACTCTTGAAGATAAATCAAAGAACTTCTCATTAAACGTTCTTAAACCAATCCAAGCTGTAATGAGTTTAATTAACACAAGCTATGCAGCTACATATGGTAACTGGGGTAAGGTTTATGACAGTGTTCTAGACGATCAGTTCTGGGCACCGATGTCAGGTACAATGGCAGCTATGATGGCTAACACAGATGATAACTTCCAGCCTTGGTATGCACCAGCAGGTTTCACAAGAGGTCTAGTTTCAGGTGTTAATGATCTAGCAATCTACCCTAAACAGAAGCAACGTGATCAGTTATACAAAATTTCTGTTAACCCGGTTGCATTCTTCCCAGGAGAAGGTTTTGTAACATTCGGTCAGAAGACAATGCAAGCAAAACCAAGTGCATTTGATAGAATTAATGTTCGTAGATTATTCTTATGGTTAGAAAAGGCAACAAGACGTACAGCTAAGTACTTTGTGTTCGAACCGAATACATTGATTACACGAACACGAGTTGTCAACGTACTTGATCCAATCTTCAAACTTACTAAGAATACTGAAGGTGTTTACGATTACCGAATCATTTGTGATGAACGTAACAACACAAATGATGTTATTGATCAGAATGAACTAGTGATTGATATTTATATCAAGCCAGTTCGAGCAGCTGAATTTATCTTAGTCAACTTCTTGGCAACCCAGACAGGTGCTAATTTTGATGAAATCATAAACGGTACATCATAATTCCCACTTAAAACAAAAACCGCTCTTAGAAATAGGAGCGGTTTTTTTTTGTATAATATTATCAGAGTCTATGAAACAACATGATACACAATAAATAATATTATGCCAGACAAGAAACTTACAGACTTAACACAACGAACCGCAATCGATGGAAGTGATCTAATTTACGTTGTTGATGTTTCAACAAATACGTCACATAGTATATCATACGATACATTTGTAAATACAAGACTGGAAGCCGTAGAGACGATAACATCAACTGTAGATACTATATCTGCTGATCTTGAATTAAACAAACTCACAGTTCAGCAAGTATTGACAGCAATCAGTGAACTCAATACAGTTCAGGATAGATATTTTGATTTTATTTTTAACCCTGGTTCTATTACAGTTGCATCAGGAGCTTTATATAATACAACATTTACATTAGATAGTGTTAGTGCTATTTTTACAGAGTTGAAAGAATTTGATACAACTGCTGCAGTTGCTATAACATTAAGTGCAACCGGTGGTTTGAGCGGGCTTGATATTAATGCATATGTCACAGCACCATCAGCGTTTGAGATGTACATTAGAAATAATAATGCAAGTAGTATTACAATACCAGCAAGTACATCGTGGGTAGCTGTTCTAACAATTCCAACATTATGATAGTAGAAAAAGGACAAACAGTAAAGTATAAAAGTAAATTCTCCACAATAGATCAAGAAGGTACTATTGATGAGGTAACTTCACTAGGGTATAAAATAAACAATACTTGGTATGATAAAACTGATATAACAATAAAACAAATTTTATTGGATAGCAGACAAACAAACAGCAGCGGTCTTATACTTGGTTGATTAAATAATTACAAATGGCACAGACTTCCCAAAATATACAAGGTTTCTATACCCAACTTCAAGATAAAGATTTTGCACGTAAGAATTTATTCAGAGTGCTCAATATTGACTTAGGTGGTGATATTGGTCTTCAATTCGGTGAAGATGAGCTAGTATATGCAACAACAGCTAAATTACCAGCAAGAGATAATGCATCTCAAGCAGTACCATTCATGGGGCTAGCTTTCAATGTACCTGGTGTAGCTAAATACCCTGGTAGTGATGCATATGTTATTAGATTTCGCTGTGATGAACAATACAATTTAAGAGAAGCTTTTTTACGAGCATCGAGAGCAACATTTGATGATGAAACATCAACAGGTGCTTACTTTGCCCCAAAGCCAGATAGTGTAATCGATCTTGTTCTGTTAGATAAACAACTTGACCGAGCAAAACAATACCAACTTGTTGGCGTTGCTATTAAATCAGTTGGTGAAATTGATTATGATCAAACTGGTGATGGTGAAATCGTTGAGTTTGATGTAACAGTGACATATCACTACTTTAAAGAAACATCACCACAAGATTAATTTAAGTCTCACGACACGAGTAATGCGGAAGGCCCTTATTTTGTATAAGGGCTTTCCTGTATTAAATAATAAAAAATGGCTCTTAACCCTATAAATGATGTAATCCAAGGAATAGGCAATACTGTTAATGGTATTGCTGGTGGTTCGATTGCACAACCAAGCTTGCAACTGTTTGGTACCAACTTGCCAGGTACACCGTTAATAAGTATGAGGGATACGTTTCTTGATAGCTTGTCGCAATGGACACATACTATCCCAAAGAGAACACAATGGCTTGTATTTTTTGATAATTTTCCGTCTGCAATATCTGCTGATATGATGCAACGCTTTGAACCAACAGTCAATTCATCAGCATGGAATATAAATTTATCAAAAGGTGTAACCACTAATGCAAAATCACAACTGATTATTGGATGTATTTTTTCAACTGGGTTCAATATAGGTTCTGAAGAGCTTAGACATGAAGCAGCAACAATTCCGAATAATCGTGGGTTTATACCTGGTATTGTGTTAGGTGACAGAGCACCATTCACAAACCAGCAATTTTCATTAAGACTGAGAGAAACAAACACGTCGTTTACAGACTCTGTTATAAGACCTTGGGTAATTCTAGGTTCTCACTTTGGATATGTAGCTCGTAATCCAGATGATCCTGAAGAAGCAATAAAAGATGTTAAAACAAATATGACTGTTATTCAATTTGCACCCACAAAAAAGGGTATGTCACAAATTCCGCGTAAAACATGGAGATTCTATAACTGTGTACCGCTCAATGTATCATCCCGTGATTACTCATACGATCCATCAACAGAAGGTGGGGAAGAATTTGTAACTAACTGGGCGTATGATAAATACGAAATTAGTAGCAATATATTTCTGGATCCTAAGAGTATTTTAGATACAATTAATCCTATAGGATTTTAAATGATAATAAATACAATACCGGTCAATGAATATATAGCTATCCGTGAAATTTCATTTCATGAACTCAAGAACATTACAAAAATGTTACTTACAGATGAACATAATTATCGTGTTGATGTAATTAATCAGATATGCAAACAAGTAGTTATAAAAGGTAACTGTAAAAATGTGCTTGATATAGTGTTTACAATTACTACACTGAGAAATACAATATTTGGTAATAACTTATCGTATAAGAAAAACGGCACAGAATACACCGATGATTTAACTAAGATATTCAATAACAAAATCAGTTTTAATCCAGCGGTGTTTAAATCCGGTGATTATAAAATATCTTTTATAATGCCATCACGGATACCAAAAGATGAGTATGATATTTTAACTGCATGTCTTTATAAAATAAATGATGATGTTGTGCAATGTTTCACAGATAAACAAAAAGGTATGCTACTTGATAATTTACCTATACCTTTGAAAAGTCTTTATACGTTTCTCAGCAAAGAAGCAGAAAAGCAAAAGATAGTTGTTTCGAAGAATATTGAATTCAGCTTATATGATAGTTCAGCACTAGATTTTTTAACATCTATTCTATATGAAGATCTTGAACAATTGCTGAAGTTTGAATTTCTAGTCAAACAACGTCTTAATATGACAGCAGATGATCTTAAAACGTATACATATCCTGAGTTAAAATATTTCATCAACGTTCTTAACAAACAAGAGCAAGATGAAAATGACAGCTAGTGGTAATATCTTGAAGTACGAATAAATACATTTATGTCAGAAAACTTTAATAATATACTTGCAGATATCAAAAAATCAAACAGTGGTATCCCGGTTGATTGTACAAATGAAGTAGTTACTATAAAACCACTTACATTATCACAGCAAAAAACGGTTATTGATTCAAATAGTGATCCATTACTCGGAGCTGTTTTCTTCAATACTGTATTCTATAAAATTATCAAAGAAAATACAGACATTGGTGTTGTAAATCGTATTAACACTATTGATCGTGTAAAACTTGCACTAGCTTTACGAAAATATATTCAAGACGAAGTTGAAATTGATGATGATACAACGGTTAAAATTTCAGATATCATTGAACATAACAAAGATACGGAATTGTTGTTTGAAACAAAAACAGTTACATCCGGTGATTATATATTTGAAGTAACTGCTCCGAACTTAGAGCATGATAATAAAGTTAATGCATTCTTGTTGAAAAAACATTCAGGTAAAGATGATTATAATGATTTGATTGGTGATCTCTATGTACATGAGCTTGCTAAGTTTATTACATGTATTACAATCAATGATAATCAGTTTAAATGTACGAGTGTAGCACCAACAGTAGAGTTATTAGGTGCAATAGATACAAAACATTTTAAAGACGTGAAAGACTATATTAATGATGTTCGTGGTGCAGAATCGCAATTAACACATACAGGTAATGAAAAGAATGCTATTTCAATTACACCTGAATTTTTCATAGTATAACTTAGCGTATAAATATATGTATGGCAGACGCTATACAAATTGCAGAGGTTTTATCACTCGTATCAAAGGTAACAAAAATTACTGAACAAACAGCTCAGAATGTAAAATCTCTTACTGGTAAGGTTACAGGGTCTGGTGAAAGTAAAGTTACTGGACAGGATGCTGATAGAGTAATTGAAAAGCCTAAGTCTGTCATTGTTACTGATTTTGGACGCAAAGCTGAAGATGATTTAAAACGTTCAGCATATGGTGGTGGTCAAGACGGTCAGGATGGTAAGCAAGGTAAGGATGATTCAGGCTTTATAAAAAAACTAATGCTTGGTGGTATGCTTGTTTTGGGTGGTCTAGCTGCTCTAGTGAAAGGGTTGATGTCAGATGGTCCACTTTCACAATTTCTGAGCTTGCTTGCAAAAGGTGGTATTATGGGTGGTCTTAAAGTATTGAGTAATACTATTATGAAGCCTATCAAGACGTTTATTAGCGGTTTATCAAAAATCATAAGTAAAGCTCTTGGTATTGTAAAAAATACTAAAGTGTTTGATACTGTTATAACAAAAGTCAAAGGTGTGTTTAAATCAGTAGCAAGTATGATTATGAAACCGTTTGCAAAAATACTAGGTCAAGGTGCTGGTAAAGGTATTTTTTCTAAAATTGTTAGTTTAGCTGGTAAAATGCTAAAACCAGTATTAGGTAGACTACCAGGTATTGGGTCAATGATATCATGGGCATTTGCATTTAAAGATTTCAAGAACGGTGATCTAATTAGTGGTATGATGAATGTAGCTTCAGGTATTGCATATCTCTTCCCTGGTATTGGTACAGCTGTTGGTATTGGTATCGATATACTAAATGCATTTATGAATACCGCACCATCAGAAGATACAAGCAAGTCAGGTGAAGGAAAAGGTTTCAAAATCAAAGAATTTTTTGGTAAAATCAAAGATAAAATGATGAATAGCTATCCGATCAAAAACCTGTTTCAATTCTGGGGTGGTGTTGGTAAAGTATTTACTGGTAATTTTAAAGAAGGTTTTACTGAAATGGCATATGCTATACCATTTGTTAAACCATTAGCTGATTTCTTGTTTGGTGAAGTTGATGAAGAAACAGGTGAAAGAGGTGCTCCAAAAGGTTCATTTAAAGACTTGTTCAAAGCTATACGAGAGAAAGCAATGACTGGAATTATCAACTCGTTTCCGAAAATGTTCGGTATACAATCAAAAGTAGCAAGCCTTCTTGGTATACCTGGATTTGATGATGGCGGAGCCGGTGATGCGGAAATTGATGCATATAAATCAGCGAAAACTTCTGGCCTTTATAATAAAGATATAATTGGTGCATCTGAAATTGATAAAAACAAAGTTACTGCTGCAACAGACATGCAGTTACAAGCTATAATTGATGATAATGATTTGCGTGATGAGGACATGAAGTTTATTAAAGATGAACTCAGAAAACGTAACAGTGTTAGTGATGTTGCTGCATATGCAAATACCAAACAGCAGAAAAAAGAACAGAAAACTGATGAAAGTGTAAAAGAACTTACACAAATTGCAGAAGATCAGTTAGCAATTCAAAAAGAGAATACAGAGGTTCTCAAAAATATTGAAGCAAGACTCCAAAACCCTAGTACAAACAATATATCATCATCTAATAAAGTTACACATATTAATTTCAATGGTAATGGACTGCGTGATCTTCAATACAGACACTCGTATTAAATATTAGTAGATGTCAAACTTATGGTCACTTAAATTCGGTAAAGACGGTACAATACCTGCTCTAGTACGCTCATCTACTAGTATAACAGGTAATGATATAGACTTTTCTGCGAATACTGTGTATGAAAAGCTTATTGTAGGAAACCCTACAAGCCCTATTGATGTCGTTAACGATTTTCAATGGACAAAGTCTCCACAAACATCACGTCGTGATACACCGAGTGTTCGTATTAAAGAAAAACGTATAACAAAGAATAGCACTATCACAAATCTTGCATATAGTTTAAATGCTGCTCTTGGTGCGGGTGGTACAGGTGTAGATAGTTTAATAAACTCAGCAGCTACAGTACAGAATTTGATACCAGGCGGTAACGCATTGAGTCAAACATCAATCGGCCAAAATGTGGGTAGTATTGCTCAGATATCAAGCGAGCAAATTTCAGAGACAATTTCGGCTGCACAAAACGCTATTACAGAGTTAGGCGGTGGAGCGCAGTTTACAAGCAATGTGTTGAAACCATAT